TTTAGATAATCAGTTACGTATATTAGCAATAAAAGATTTTGATGAGATAGAAGAAATCTTGACTGCTGTTGCTGAGTCGCCTAAGACTATAAAATCGTATAAAGATGCTGTTGAGCATCTCAATAAAGTTTCAAGCGTTCTTGAGATTAAAGGTAGTATGCCTCGTACTAAACCAGTGCGTACTAAATTCAATGCTGAGCTTGACAACGTTATTAATGAAACTGTTCAAGCAGGTATGCGTCCTGTTGGTACTCGTTCCCAAGGACGAGCAGAAATAGTTGAAGGTATTATGGCTTGGGAAGATATGCAAAAATTTAAATTTGGTAAAGGTGGCGCATATTTTGATTCTGTTCATAACCTTTTTAAAGGTTACCTTTTAGCTAGCCCTGGTTTTTTTGCAAGAAACATGTATGGCGGTTTGTATATGAATGCGATGGCTGGTGTTTCAGCCAAAACGCATTCAGATTTTGTAAAAGCTTACGTTGTTTTGAGAGCTAGAGATCTAGATCCTGCTCAACTTAATGTTGGTAATGCGGCTAATAGAGCTAGAACAAAAGCTGGTCATGCGAGTTTAAAAAAAGCTGCTAAAGCAATGGGGAATGTACCTGAAGAACACATTAGTTATGTAAGAACTTTAAGAGAAGAAGGTGCGTTTGGGCAAACTCAAGCTGGGATGGAGTTCACTAGCCCTACTGCTCGTGTAGGCGGTAAAACAATAGATTTTAGTAATATTGATGCTACGAAACAGACAGCTAAGAATCTGTACAGCAACAAAGCTAATCCTTTAAGTTCTAATTTCTTTGTTTTGAAAATGAATAAAAACATTAACGTAGAAGTTGAAACTATTTTGCGTGGCACTTTAGGTTTAGACAGAATGATTAAGAACGCTGGCGATACGCAAATCGCTTTTGATGATATTTATAAATATCATTTTGATTATGATGATTTGTCAGCTTATGAACGTGGTTTTGTTAAAAGAGGGTTCTCTTTTTACACTTGGCAAAGACACGCTATTCCTTTGATGCTTCAAAGTTTTGCTAAAAACCCTAAGATTCTTAACAATTATTTGAAAGCTCAAAGAGCGATATCTGATGATGAACAAGATAATTGGACGTTTATGCCTGATTGGCAAAAGCGTATGGGTTATGTTCCTATTAGGGGAACCAATGGTAGTTATAGTATTAATCCTGATGTGCCAATAAAAGCTTTACTTGAGCTTGATACATCTATTGCTAGAGATAGAGGAGTAGTGGGTGCTGCTACTTCGTTAGGAAGTTCAATACTTTCTCAAGCGAACCCTTTAGCTAAAGCTCCTATTGAAAGAGCAACAAACTATAACGTTTGGAAACAATATAACTTTAGTGGTGATCACGTAGTTGTTTCTGATTGGTTTGCGAAAATACCTGGTTTAATGCCTTTGCTTAAAAATGCTGGTGATTTTGGAAAGATTCAATATGATCCTGTGTCTGATAAATATTTTATGGTAGATAGTGATTACTATATGTTGGCTCAGTTAGCGCCGCCATTGAATGTGGCTCGAAGACTTCGACCAGATGAGGAAAGTAAACAGTTGAGTCTTATTAGTGCTTGGATTAGTTGGGGAACTGGAACTGGTATTAGAACAATTCCATCTGAAGAAAAAATGAAAACATTTGAATCGATGCGTTATGAAGCTCTAAGAAGTTACAATGCTGACAAAAAATTGGGTAGAACAATTGTTAAAGAGCGTGAACGTCAGGGACAGTGAGGACTGTAGGTATGAAATACATTTCTAGGGATGAGTGGGGGGCTTTGGACTCTGGGAAGGCTTTGTCTACGTTTAAGAGGTCTTTGGAAGGAGTTATAGTTCACCACACCACTGGTTCTGGTGTTGATCCGTGGCAACGGATCAAACAGCATGACAAGTACCATGTGAAGACTCGTGGCTGGAAATCTATCGCATACAATTGGCTTGTTTCTGGTGAGACTGGCGAAATATTTGAGGGAAGAGGTTGGAAACAGGGCGCTGCTACTAAGGGACATAATTCTAAAACTACTTCGATTTCTTATATTGGTTCAGGTGATGATCTCACTGAGAAAGGGAAGGTGGCTATCTTAAGTGTTGTAGATGGCTTGCGCGAAGAATATGGTGACCATTTGTGGGTCAAATGCCATAGGGATTTCGGCACAACTTATTGCCCTGGCGATATGTTGGCAGAGTGGATTAAATCTGGTATGCCTCTTAAGGAAACCCCTAACTCTCTTGATTTGCAGATCCAACTCGAGGATATGGAGTCTTTGAGTGCCGATTTTAGACGTAAGCCTTTGCATCGTGGCTCTAAAGGCAAGAACGTAATTACGTTGCAGATACGTTTAAATAAACGTATCAACGCTGAGCTTGTATGTGACGGGGCTTACGGACGTTTAACTGAAAAAGCAGTACGCGAGTTTCAGTCTATGTACCCAATCAAGGTCGATGGTAGAGTGGGTCCTGTGACCTGGCGTTACTTGTGGACTGTTTAAGGAGTTACCTTGTTTAACATGAACTTTGCTAAAGATACCGTAGAAAGAGCAATTTCTACGTTTGCTCAAGCTTGGGTAGCTGCTATGGCTATCCCTGGGCCTGCTTTTGTTGATGCTTTGAAGGTGGGTGCAGTTGCTGCGCTTATTTGTGTTGGTAAAGCGATTGCTGCTACACGTGTAGGCGACTCTGAATCTGGTTCTCTAGTAGGTTAATACTATGGACGATGAAGCGTACGCTCAAGCATTTGCAGAATGGGAATTAGCTGAAGGTGACGAGATTGCACGTGAAATATATGAAAGTCTTAAAACGGCTTCTCGTTCTTTGGAAATAGATAATGGTTCTCATGCTTCTTGGAATGAGAACAATCTAGGTATCTTGATTGTGTTGCCTTTTGAGCACGCTATGGGTTTTAGTTATGAAGTAGATAATGGAGATTTTGATACTAGTCCTATCCATGACTACGTTTATGAAACGATTACAGAATTAATTTTGCGTGCTTGTGCTTTGATGGAAGACGATTAATCTCCTTTAGGAGCATCAGCGTCTTCCAAATTTGCTACTAATCTTTCAGCTTCATCTAGTCTTACAAAAAAGTCTACAAATAAGTCGTTTGTCATTACGTACCAACCTGTTTTGTATCTACCTCCTCCCAATGGTATTGCTGTTTGTTTTAACTTATGATTATTCATAGCCTCTCGCTTTCATTATGTCTTGTTTGGTGAACGCGTAGCCCAAATTGGATGTGTCTCGGCCGCTGACAATGCCTTGCCTTCTTGCTCTATCGGTTTCTTTTCTTTGCGCTGCTCTTACTCTCCACGCTTCTGTGCATTCGGCACAACGACAGCCGTTGCTGTATTGGTTTGCGTTTGGTGTGCCATTGCATCTTTTAAGCATATTTTCCCCAACAGGATTTAGATTCGTTCCAATGTTTTATACCACCTGAAGTCTCATAAAACAAGAAAGCTGCCATACGTGTATTCCAATAAGGATTGAAACGTATGCCTGTTGACATTGTTTCTGTGTCTGCGCTTTGACCTACTTTGGGTGCTACCCATCTAGCAGTCTTTCTTATGATTTGAAATAGCCCACCTGCTGAACCGTTTGGGTTCTTTGCTGTGGCTTTTCCACGTGATTCACACCAGATGATACGTGTAATTACTTTCATGTCTTCAAGGTTAAAGTGTTCTACTAGTAGGTCTCCCCACTGGTCAAATATTTCGTTACCTGAAGAATTCTTTTCTTGTGTATGGCTTGGGTCTATTGGAAGACTTAGGCCCATAGCTAATATTAAAGAGAGAATTATTGGCATTACTTCCTTTCATTGTCTGCCCAAATCAAAGAGGAATGTATCGCGTAGTACGGTTTACCTTCAGGGAAATAATTTGTTTCGGACATGATACATTTTTTGTTTAGTTCTTTGAACGGCATCATGTACGTTCTTTCCCTATAAGAATCGTATATAAAAAGATAAAGAGGGTGTACTTTAGACCACCATTGCAATGCTGCAAGTTTTTCGTGTTTAACTTTTAATATCTGATCTTTGCCTAAACCTTGTACTTCTACTAACCCTTGCGTTGTCAGATAGTCAGGTGTGTGCCTGATCTCTGGTGGCAAGTGAGCCATATTAATTTTTGGACGGTTTAATCCGTATCTAACAAATTGTACTGCTGCGTGTTCTTCAAACTTTTGTTCAGCTATATCCCCCATTGTTTTAATACGTTCGTCGAATGTTTTTAATCTAAAAGTTTCCATAGTTAGATCTTTACTGCATCTACATGAACCACTTGTTTGTCGTTTGGGATTATCCCAGCTTTTTGTATCCCATCCATTAACAGTTTCACATAGTTATCTATGTCCCCACGTAGATTAGTTACCCAATCTGGGGCGTCTCTGATAGTTACTGAAGTCGAGTCTTTAGTGAAAGTTATTTCCATTTGAACTGCACAATTAAAGATTGGTGCATCGTCAGGAATAGCTGCAACTATTGCGTCTTCAGCTTCGAGTGTTGTCTGCGGTGTGTATACACGACCTCTACGTGTCATGCGGGGACGACCCTTGGGAGTGGGCCGCCCCTGCACTACAAACGTGAACTCAGTGCCTTGTGGCAATGGTTCTGGCGTGCTGGACGAGGTGTTCGATTTGCCTTTGGGCATCTCTCCTGCCTTCAAATTTTGGGCCTTCAGGCCACCAAGCACCCAATTGGGCGTCTAGCTTTGAGGTCCAAGCTACCACATCTGGCTCTGAATACCCTGCTTCCCACATGGCACGTGCGAAACGATCCAAGAATCCATGTCTACCTTTACCAGCACCAGACTGGTGAAAGTAGCTATGAGGTCCGTCTTCCCACATGCGCCTAGCTACGCCTCTTAAACGTGTACCATCGATTTGCATCAATGGCTTTTTGTCATAAGAACGTTCAGGTGGCAAGCTTTGCACAGGCGCTTTCCATAGTTTCGACACGTCTATCAAAGATTGTGTCGAGACACGGTTAGTTTCTGCGTCAAGCATGAAGTCCCACAGGTCTATAGAGTTGTTATCTCTATCTAACATGACTTGCCTTCCGTCGGGCCTTCGCCCTCCGTATGGCAGTCTCATGTAATTACCAGGTGGACCGTCAATTGAATCTTGCTTAGGGTATACAGCATCAAATTTAACTTGTGCTATTTGCACTGCCGCTAACATCGCTTTACGTATAACGTGAGCTTGAACCCATTCTTCTGTAAAGATCCACACGTGGCAACCTTTACTTCGAGAGAGTTCTACCCACGACGTTACACCTAATGCTTCAAGTACTGTCGCGACGTTCTGTGCATACACAATTGAGTCGTCGCCTTCATCTATATCGACGGCTCCCCATTTGCATTTCCACAGTTCTTCTTTCATTTCACTGTAAACAGGTCTCCCGTTAGCATTTATGAAACCAGCGCTACCTACGTGTTCCTTGTGAGGATCGTAAACCATTGGATAAATTCCAATCATTTCTGATCCTTCTAGGTGACGTTTGTACGTTTCTGATGTAACTGGTGCCCACCTGCATCCGCCTTCGTCTGTGCCGAAAGCGTAAGGGAAACCTTCAAATATGTCTTTCATTGTGTCACTCATGAAGACTCATCTGCTCCCATGTAACACCAGGTTCAAGTAATCGGCCTGATGCATCAATAGTTAAATTGACTTCGGCTTTTTCTCCTTCACCTGCTTTGTTTTTCCATAGGCCAACGCTTACTTCGTTTTCGTAGAATCTACGAGTTTCTTCGTCAAGGTTGGTGTCGTCCCATCGTCTCCATGTTTCTAACACGAAGTGGCTTTCACTGGTAGATGCGAATCTGCCAGAGTCTATGCCTCCAGCAGAGCCACGGTTACCTGCGCCTCTGCCTGATTGATGTATGACTACACCTATGACTCGCCAGTCTGATACGAGTTGCTTAAAGGATTCTATTTTAGATTGGACGCTGGCTGCGTCCCCTGATCCTCCACCACGTATCAGTTCAAGATAATCGTAAACTAAAACATCTGGTCGTTGCCCATCCCATAGCTCGGATGTGGCAATTCGCATTGCTTTGTCTAGATCATCTACCGACATACCTGTTGATTCAAAGTGTAAGTTTGTTGAATTGGATATCACTTCGCTAGTACGTTGCCACGCTAACGTGTCATTACGTATCAGTCTGCTGATCCAATCCTTTTGACCTATCTGCATTTTTATGGCTGCGTAACGACCCCAGAACATTGATTCTGTTTCGTCAGGTGATACCCACAGAGTTCTGTGACCACTGTTCCTTGCAACTATGTTCATCGCGAGTAGCGATTTGCCTGTATGTGTTTTCCCTATCAGAGTGACGAGGTTGCCAGGTCTAGCTCCCCCCATCGTGACTTCATCGAACCTTCTGATGCCAAATTTCCATTCTCCACCTGCTTTAAGATCGCTACGCATTAGCCGAATCTGTTCAGACTTAGGTGTGAATAGTCTTTTCACATCGTTGCTCGAGACGCCTTCCACTTCTGCCTGTGGGGGAACCACGGTCTCTGCCGTGGTCCGCCCAACTAACAGACGTGCATCTTCAAGGTCTAACTTTTCAACCACCTGATGAGGCGAAAGTATCGCCTGATACAGGTTGTGGTTTGTCAGCCCAATTGAATGGTGAATGTTTTTGCATACCACCGAAGTAGCCACTTTTTCCTGCTTGGGGATGATTTCCATCTCCCTGCTGAAGTGACACATTACCTTCACCGTCAACGAACACGCCACGTTTGATTTTGAAATCACCTAGAGCGCATTTGTTGTTCTTAGTTGAGGGGATTGGTTGTCCTCTCATCTGTTCGGACCAGTAAGTATCGGGGTAAACACGTGCTCCGTCAACCCACAACTTCCTTACGACTTGGTTATCCATAAACGCAGATTCCTTTGAGCCATAAGTCACTCCACTACTTCGTTCAGCTAACCAAAGTTTGTGTACGCTCGCATATTCTGCGTCGTCAATATATTTTGATTCGCCACGTGGCTGTGAAACAGTTGCACCAGGGAACGCGTTCTCGACTATTGAAAGCACAGGTGCAATTGAATCAGTATGAACAATTGTCTGTTCGGCTGATGAAAGCGCACCGTTTAATCCTGCTTTCAAATCTATCAACGTGTTCATTAGCACCCCAGAATTGTCTGCCAGTAACGTAAGTAAATCTTCGTTAGGGTCAGATGTTCCTGAAGCCAGTTGAGCACATGTAAGCTCTACCGTGCATTTGATTAGAACTTGCGCCTCAATTGACGCACGTTCTGATGGTGACATTGGTTTAAATGCCATTATGTGATACCTCCTGTAGCACCTTTACACGATGTCCAATTTGGACACCATTTTTCTGAGCACCACCAACCGTTGTCACCTAAAGGCCATTGACCTCTAGGTGCGTTCTCAACGAACTTGGCGAGTGCTAAGACCTTTTGCTTCATCCATTCTGTATGCGAACTGTCACGTTCCAACTCGATGTATGAAACCCCTTTAGGATGTATGATCCCAAACCTGAATAGCGGAATGTCAGTTGCCCAACAGTACATAATTGATTGCACATCCCAACGTTCGTATTCCCATTTGTTTCTGGAATAGTCACGTGATGGGAACTTCCAATCCCAGACACGATTCTCTTCAACTAGGTCTATCGTGCCACGTGCATAGATCACACGTTCGTTGTCTTCCCACAAGATCTTGTTGAAGTCTTGCTCTATACCTGTAGGTATTATCTTTTCATCTGCGTTATAGATTTGGTTGTACCAGTCTGTGATACGTGAGTATCCTTCGGCACCTATTGTCTCAGGTTTGTACTTAGTCCACTGATCATCATCGATCAGTAGCTTTGCTTCATCCCAATAGTAATCAAACGCATACAGAAGCCCATCAAGGGTTTCGTCTTTGCCATTCATACGTGCTTGTAAAGCATCTTCGGCTACTGCGTGGCACGCTGTACCGAAAGTGTTTACGTCTTTAGGTCTTTCCGCCGACAGGCTGTAAATGTCTTTGCGGAATCTTTCCATACACATGTCTGCTGTTTTGATTGACGATTGACGAACCCATGTGTGAATCCATCTACCGTCTGCATCCCTATGCAGCGGGTAATCCATATTTTTCTCCCAATTGGTACCTAGTACCAATAACCACTTAAGGTGGTTATTGTTTACTTAGTACTAGTACTTAGTTTAGTAAGCTTTTAAAAAAAGCGAACACCTGTAACATAACTGTCATATAAAAGTTCGACAAACGGGGAACCTTAACGACTCACAATGCTAGTCGTATGAACCATAATCCGTAATGGCAGGTTCCCCTTCACCCGAAAGGATAAGGGCTAGTCTGTCGAAGATATTCGCGCTCTGTATTTCGCTTTCCTGAGCGCTTCTTGCGTTCTTTTTGGTGCTCTAGCTGCCAACCTACGTGATTCATTTGATTTGAACACGTCCCATCTGTCCCAAGCTGCTTGGCAAAGTTCACACCTACATTCACCTATGCTATAGGTGCCTATGTAACCGTGCTTTACGAAGTCAGACTTCTCTACACGCAGGTTGCCGTTTACTTCTATCATTTTTTTCCTTTTCTAGTCTTTGTATGCGACTGTTTAAACGTTTAATTTCGTTTTTTAATTCAACGATTTCTTGTGTCTGATCTCGCACTAAAGCTTTACGTGCATTGTTTACAGAAGCATCTACCTCTTCTAAATGTGTTGGGTTACAGCAAGAAGCTGTTCCACACAGGTGATCTAAATGTGTACTTGGCGATAAAACACCTTTTGCATGTAAGTACGCTGCTCTGTGAACAAGAGAATTGTTTTTAGTTCCTACTGCTCGCGCTATGAGGACTGAGCTTACTAGCCCGTAACCTGCGGGCAGTCGGCACCTTTGCCATATCCAACAACCTGTTTTTTTGTTTATCTTTATGTATTTGTTTTTGGGGTCCAGGTACCAGTCCATTCTCGATGCGAATGTTTGGCCGCTGTTGTTGTAATATTTTCTCATACTGCTATCCGTTCCTTAAGTGGTGTCCATTCCTCGTAAAGAATCTTCGGACCTTTGGAAGAGTTACAAGACAGACAACAAGGCACAAGGTTTTTCAGGTAATCGTTTCCACCTTTAGATATTGGAACAACATGATCACCTGCTGACGTTTTCCAGTTGTTAGCCCACTTGGTATGCCAAGCATCGCAGTAAGTACATCGCTTAGGGTCTATACCGTTGGCTCTCCAGTAAACGTGCAACTCCTTTAGGTTGTGACCGTCAGACTCTATAGCTCTTCTGCGTCGTGTTCTAATGTTTTCTTTTGCTCGAATTTTTTCTAGATTGTTCTTGCGATACTCTTTCCTTCTTTTCAGAACAACATCTTGGTTATCAAGGCAATATTGCCTCTTTTGCTCTTGTATTTTCTTTTTTACCTCTGGTCTTGATTGGTACTCTTTTCCATCAGCTAATAATTTTTTCCGATTAGCTTTATAGCGTTTGGCTCTAGAAGTTTTACTAAAGCTTAAATTTTCTCGGTGTTTGTTTCTTTCGTAGTATCGCTTCATCATGGCTTGATACTCTGCTTTAACTTTTGGGTCTTTATGTCTTTCTTTTTGGCAAGCTACTGTTCTAGCAATAGCACATGTTTTACATACAGAGCCGACGCCATACTTGCCACCTTGCTTTTTGTGATAGCCCGTGATTGGTTTAGTTTCTTCGCACTTACTACATGTTTTGGTTTTCATCATTTCCTTCCTAAATAGCGACAGCCCAGCACATGGAAACCACGTGCCAGGCTGCCTTTAGGTCCACCCATCAGGGGGAGGTACAAACGCGATGGGTAGACTTGACCCTATATGTGAAGCATACCCTTAAGGTATTCTTCACATGCGTTTGCGATAGGTGTTTTACCGTCCAAAGTTTTAGCTAACCCCTTGGCTTGATCACGTACATGGCTCTTCTCCAATTTAGGAGAGTTCCATGTGTGCTGTTCAACGCCTTGGACAACGTTGTAAGCGGTCCACATATTAGCTGTTCCATCAACTACTGATGCTTGCCTATGCCATTCAGTACCAAGCATCGACTTTTTAGCTAACGTTTTGTTCTTAGTACGTTTGCTAGCTTCGGGATCATATGGAAACAAATCGTTGACTAGCTTTGTGAACTCATGTCCACGAAAGTCGCAATCTTTGAAACCGTTTGCCATAGCAGCTAACTCATATGTCTGATCAATGCTAGCTTGCATAATCTCAGCAGCTAACGTGAGTCTGTGATCATGATTAGCTGTAGCTTTCACACGAAACAGCTTTTCCTTATGACCTAACGCATTTTCGCATACAAGCCGCTTCACCATAGGTATAGATTCGGTAGACCAACTACGATTCAGACTCATACGTGTGTATACATATGGTTGCAGAATGTCTTGCTCACCATTGAACATGCCTAGGTCTATAGCGTCACCTATTTCCTGAGCGATGATAGCTTTCTCACCTTGACCGAACACGGTTATACCTGTGCAACTGTTAGGGAACAAATCTTCCATAACATCTAACACGTGCTTGTAACCGTCACGAGCAGGGTAAGAACCAGAAACCATTCCTAATATCTGGTCTGTACCTGAACGGAATATGCCTTCGAACAGTGGCTTACCTTGCTTCATACCCTTGTTGTATACAGGTACGAAACTTTGGTTAGTGAATTGATGACCGTATCCATCGTTGGCTTTTTCACCTGATTGGAAGTGTGCTGAACGATAGTCAACATCGAAATCAGCGCCAACAAGTGCAGCAGCATCACGTGTGGACATTTTCACCACATTCTCATCTGTATCAGCACTGCGTTGCTTGCTATTAGCAGGATCAAACATTGGTTCTAGCGCAGCTAATTCCGAATTCATATTTTTTTCTTCGATAACTGAACGCAAACTTTTGAGCCAGTTATGTGAACCTTCAGGTGTGTTATCTATGTGTGTAACCATTTTTTGTACCTCCAAGTACATGTGTTTGACTTACGTCAGGTAAGTCAAGGAAACTCACCTAGGCTAGTACGAACGTTGTAACTAACTAGGTGGGCAACCTTCACTCACGTGATCTTTTAACCGTCGAATGTAGTCCTAGCCACAATCGTCGTTCCCACAACATCAACAGGTATGGTAGGGACACGTTTGAACGGGTCCATAGCGATACCAATTTTTTCGAATGCTGTAGTCATTTGCATAACCTGAATTTGTAAACGTGCATGGGAATCTTCAAGAGTTTTCATCTTGTGTTTCTGGTCTATGTAATCGTCATAGCCTACGAATGCATCACCTAGATTTTGATTGTTTAGCATTCGTTCTGCCGCAGTTTGTACAGCACGTTGAAACGCACGGCCTGTAGCACATAAGCTTTCTTCGCTTGTAGTAGCAAAGTCGCTTAAAGTTTCCTCTAACATATCACCTAACGCATCAGATGAAAACTCATCAGGTATGTCTAGGTTGTCTTTTTCGCATTCGAACACTTCAGTCGCAATGTCACGAATACTCTCGTTGTAATCACGCATCAGATCGTTTAGATCGATGTCTGATATGCACTGATTTGCAACGTCTCTCACATAATCGTGTATAACTGGACTTTGCGTTACGACCTGATATATTTCTTGATCGTCGATTTCTGCTATCGCTTCAATTTGTATTGCCATTGTATGTACCTCCAAGTACAATTTGTTTTCGAAAATTTGAGGGGTGGGATATTAACTCTCTCACTTCGTTCGAGAGTTAATACCCCATTTAGGGTGATCAATAGGCTAAAACTGGACCGAATTCGTCGGCTTCTCGCATGATTGTTTCTGTGGTGTTCCACTCGTCACCATACCAATGCGGTGCGACAGCTAACCAGTCAATTCTCCAAGGTGAACCTATGTAATCGAACATGTCCATGGAATCTGCGCCACAGTAACTTTCTCTCTCATTCGACAACATCTCATATGTATCTTTGAGAGCATCTGCTACCACACCTTTGGCTCCTCTACATGTGCCTTCAGGCCACCCAGTAGGACGCATTCCTTCTTCAGCTAGTGCTCTTAGCACTTCAGGTCTGAACAAGAAACTGCCGAACCCATATTCTGTTACGTGTAGCTGAAACGACCACGTTTCACGGTTAGTCCAGCCTTCGTATGTTTCATCTGACATTATGTACCTCCCAGTACGTATTAGAGCGTATGTTTGCGCTCTGATTCAATTCTGGCTTGCCAATAGGCAACACCACGTGGCTTCTCTTTCTGAAACCGTTTCTTTCCTTCAGGTGTATATGTAACCATATGTATGGCTAAGCCACCAAACAGATACACACTATAACATATAAACAAAGCTCCAAAAATTGCTGTCCCGAAGCTCAAACTACGTAACCATTCCAACATGTAATACCTCCTCGCAAAAGCGACGAATTTATTTTGCTACACATACAGGTTTCAGACAAGCTGAATCCTTCCGTTCTGGTCGTACACATAGTCAACGCATACATGCATCCAGTAGCAGGCATCATTTTTGCCTTGATTAGGGCATTTCGTGACTTTCGTAAACATGAGACGTTCACCATCTGATCCCATGTGTGTGGATGGCATAATATTTTTCATGCTCTCACACCTTTAGCCATAAT